GGCGTGGTTGAAGGTGATGATGGCCTATTCACAGTGGAGGGTCCATGGAAACCATGTTCAAAAGACTGGTTAGACGTGGGCTGGACAATCAAATTGGAGACTCACACAAGAATATCGGAAGCATCATTTTGCGGTATTATCTGTGATGAGATTGATTGTTTTAATATCGGCGATCCTTGTAGATTTCTTGCAAATTTTTGTTGGAGTCAATCACAACAAATGTGGGGAGGTGAGAAGAAAATAATGGGGCTATTAAAAGCTAAATCTTATAGTTTAGCATATGAACTGCCGAGATGTCCTATTTTATGGAAACTGGCTTTGAGAGCGTATCGTTTGACTAAACGGTACGAGTTAGTTCGGCCTCATGAGTGGAAAGAACAGTTTCTAGGAATAGATTATGATGACATATTTGCTTCTGGCATAGGTCCACCTCCAATTCGTACTCGTCTTTTGATGGAGAGGAAGTTTGGTATAACAGTAGAACTTCAACTCCGTATCGAGAAAGAAATTGACTCTTGGAAACTTTTTGAGCCAGTTTGGTCAAACAATTTAGAACTATTATTTAAGGGACATAATGATGCTTTTGACTACGCAACCCGTTTCATTGTAGAATGGCCTAAGTCTAGTGTAAATAAATTGGGTCCCTATATTTATCCCCAAAATTATCATGAATAATGCTAACAAAAATGCCTAACGACTGCACGGAGGAACGCAAGTTTATAGGGATGAACAGTCTCTTTATCGTTAGAGGTATCCAATACATAACGAAATGAGTAATGCAAAAATAATAGGACAAATTGCTTCTGGTTTAATACCAAAATTAGTCTCATCAATAGGAGACGAAATAGCTCTACAACGTAATAAGCCTAACATACAACGTTTAATTAAGAACAATGCTTTGAGAGTGCTTCAGATTAAGGGTGGAGGAGTACAGCCTACACCTAAGAAGGTAGCTAAAACTTTGAATAACAGTCGTGCTGTAAGGAAAGCTTTGTCAATAGCAAGGCCCCTCATGCAACAGACTGAGATCCCTGCTGCTATAGCTACTACTAGTAAGTCAAATACCAAGAACTCTGAAAATATTAATACTTCATTTACATTGTTCTCTTCTTTGCCAGTCACACAAACAAATGCTTTTAAGAAATGGCTGTTTCCTGTTAATCCAGGTTTGTCCACTTTTGGTGCAAATTGTGAGATTGCTAATCAATATTCACATTATCGTGGAAAAGCTGGGTTGATAAGGTTGCAGTATAAGCCTGCCGTAGGCAATAATGTGACTGGTCAGGTATGCTTCGCTTTCACTTCTAAAGTTGGCGATATTGATGCTGAGTTTTCGGCATGGGAACAAGTCGTTAATCTTAGAGGTGCGGTGTGTACAAATGCATATTGTGCCCAAAATTTCAATGTTCAGCCTAATTATTGTAATCGTAAGGCATCTGAGCTTCTAGTACGTAAGGATGGAAAAGAAGTTGATGCATATGCTAACTATGATTGTGGTACGCTTATAATTGCCACAAATGGTTTTACCGCGACTCAGGTTTCGCTGGGAACGGTCACAGTTGTACCAAATATGACTGTGTTTCATCCATCACCTAATGTCGCTGCTACTGCGACGTTTGCTCAAGATTACAATACTAATGCCACACCAGCAGATATGACCACGCATATAAATTGGGATATCTGTGATCTATACGTTGCAAGGAATGCTACCAGTGTAATAATGACTGTAAAGGGTTCATTTAATGCAACCCTGGCAGTACACGGCTCAGGCGTGATACCAGGGACTATGGCTCTGAATTTAACTGATGCTGGAGGAAATGCAAAGACATGCCACCGCTGGTTTGATACAGCTGATGGTAATGGCCATTATGGATGTTCTATGTGGTCTTTGCCCTCCGTGGATTATGGAGATATATTAACCTTTACAACAGTGCCAGCTAATGTCACTTCATACGCTTTTACATGGAATAGGGTCTGTATGTCCGATGGATATACAAGCTCTACTTCCACATGTTGGTAGACATTTACTATTTAATTGGTTCGGTCTCGATGTACACTGTAGGTGTTCAGTAACACTGTAACTCGTGTGCTCGTGCGCTCTCAGGGCCGGGGAACTCAGCG